GTTTCCTTCAATCTTAATGATATAGGACTCATCGGTTAATTCATTGTTCAATTTCTTAGCTTTCTTAAGCAGTGTTCCATCTTCAAACTCTAAAACAAACTTAAGAAGATCCCATTCTTCTGGAGCAACATTATGAGCATCATTTACAAAGGTCATACAAGTATCAAGTGATGGTATTACCCATAGGAATTCAATACGGTCACCGTTTTTGTGGTACTTATAGACTGTTTGATCATTCTGAGGTGTAGGGCAGGTAGAGCGATGGAATATTTGCCTTCTAATGACATTTTTAAGGAGCCGCTCTCTCTTTATACCAACAACGATATAAAAGTCCCCCTCGTAGAGTTTTTTACCTCTCTCTGCACATATTACTATCTGTTCTTCATAGTCATGATCAATAGCGCGTTGTAGTTCAATAGGATCTTGAGTATCTGGGTCTTTGTTAAGTAGATCGAGCGATGCCTGACCGACTGTTTTCTTATCTTCCATTAAGCTCCTTTAAAAGGGTTATAGATAAAACAACCTTACTATATAACAACTTAGTAAAGTTCGAAACTAGTCTCTTATGGGTACCCCAACAGGACGATTTTAGAACTTTTATTACGTGCAAGTTTAGCTGTATTTCTTTAAAGAGTTGCCAATAAATGGCCTACAGTGGGCATCTTTGGGAGATTGAAAGTATAAATATTTTTCGTACCCAAATTCTTTTTTTAACTTTTCCTACGTGGTGAGAGGAATTTTTCCTGTTATTCCTACCCAATCGGACGACTTTAGAACTTTTATTCCGTGCAAGCTTAAAAGAGTTCGAATGAGTTCGAATAAGATTAAATGAGATTGGATAAGATTGAATAAGTTCGAATGAGTTCGAATGAGATTGAATGTTTTTTGAAACTCAAGTAGGGTCTAATTATGGGTAACTAACTTAAACAAGTTTCTATAAGGAAAACGCACATGGAACGTTATGTAGATAAGCCAATAGAAGAATATATAGCTGAAGCAATAGAAGAATTTCCTGAATTTTTAACTTCAGAAGATCTAATAAATCTTGGAATTTATATATCTGTTAATGCGGCTTATCAAGCGAGAGTAGATGGAAGTTCTCCAAAATATATCAAGCTTAAGCATAAGATTTTATATCCTAAAAAAGCATTAATAGAATTCTTACAATCTAGGGCCTAATTAGGGGCAACAAAAAAACTAAAAAAAACGAGGGATTTTATTCTTCGCAGTGTGCTTTGCCATACAGCTCTGCACTAACAATAGCTAACGGAACCATAGAAGATAAGAATCCTGCAAAGCCAACATACCACTTCTTACGCGTAGCCTTCAGTTTCTTGTAAAGATCCTTGTTTTGCTGGATAAGTTCACGAATAACCCACTGGTTAAGCTCTCTATCAAGCCGTGGACTCGCTATTTGAGGTGTATTTACTGGTGCTTCTAATGGTCTAGGTAGGACAGGTCGAGGTATATAGGTATATGGCGATCCGCTAGATGATGGAGAACTGCTGAATTCAAAGCTATTTTCAAGATCACCAAGCTCTCCACTAGATACCGTTCCAGGAAGATTATAAGTACCGTATGACCTATACATACTATAAAGAGATGATGGGGAGAATATGATTAGCGCGAAGAAGACCCTGAGCATGAACTACTATCCTTCTTTAAAGCTTTTAACCTCTCTAGCATTCTATAACGCTCTGCAACGAGCTCAGTATTAGTCTGCCGATCTTTAGTGAGTATTCTATTAAAAGTCTCTACTACTTCAGGATCATACCTATCAAATATCCTCTCAGAGATACAAATAGCTACCTCTCTGGGTGATTCAATCTGCATCCCATTGAGCATAACGGCAAATGTTAGTGCTAACCATAGTAGAGCTAAAAAGTTCATTACATTCCTTGTTTTAAGTGTAAAAAAACCGGGGGCAGTTTCCCACCCCCAGCAAACTAAGAAGAACGAGAGCGTTTTTTCTTATTTTTTCCGCGCATCTTATCAAAGATTTTCTGAAACTTGCTTGGTCTTACTGAAGCAGGCATCTTAGAATCTTTCTTCATCCATAGGAACTTTGAATCTCAAGTCAGACTTAACTTGTTTATCAATTTCCTTCATGGTGTCATCGATCATGCCATAATTTCTATAGGATGATGATGGCCATTGTTTATTTATAAACTCTTTAGGTACTGATGCAGCATCAATCATACCGTTAGCTTGTGAATAAAACTTTTTCTTCTTTGCCATGTCTGGCCTTTCGTAGAAACGACTCATACGAGTCAGGTTAATAAATATCCTCTAACTACCTATTCTTCTTACCTTTTCCAGAAGATTTCTTTTTCTTGCAAGCCATAAAGACTCCTCAACCAGGTGACGGATTATCTAACTTTTATTGCATCATACCATTTAAATTATCTTGCAAACTAACTTTATTTTGCATACCAACACCTTGAACTGTTTCTTGGTTATTAGCTTGCTCTTCTTTATTCATTAAATGGGACAGTGTAATAATTTCACGTAGTTGTCTGATGTCGATATCTTCAAGCTCTTTCATAGCCTTAACAAGGTCTAAAGTCCCTGCCATTCTATCTTTTTGAGCTTCTGCAGACCTTTCTACAGCCATCATTTGGTTCTCTTCAATACGAGAAACGCGTTCAGCGCCAAGACCTCTATCAGCTATAGCCCTAGCTTGTGCTAGCTCAGTTCTTGCTTGTTGTTCTTGGACTGCGGCTTGCATTTGGATTTGCTCAGCCTCGGCTTTTTGCTTGTTGCCTTCTTCAATGGCTTTCTTAAGATCTTCTTTATTTTGGACTGTTGCCGCCTCAATAATGACATCATCAGGAATCGGTACGCCCGCTTCACGAAGCTGTAACAACTGAGCAAACTGCATTTGCCTCTGTGTCGAAGTATTGAGACCTTCTTCAATAACTGCATCATATTTTCCAAAAGCTTTGTTAAAGAATTGTTGAGTTGGTTCTTCCTCTAAGATTCGTCGTATCTTACCTGAGGTGAAGTTATTTTGCACAACCTTGATTATAATATCGCCAAGAAGCTTCTGAGAATAATCCAGTTGATCAAATAACACTTGAAGAGTAGTTAGACCAGCACCTTGTCTTAACATTGCTAATACGCCAGCTTTGTCATCTTGAGCCATACCAAGTAATTCTTCGTTAATACCAGATATCTCTTGAACTTCACGACCAAAAGACTCAGTTACTTGGATCATAGAAGCATCAATTGCTGGCGCTTGCATCTTAACGATGTCAGACATTTGAGCAGAAGCCTTTAAGAAGATACTTGTGCCCTCACCCTTCTTAAATACATCACGCTTATCTACAAGAGCGTTCTCTTTAACTATGTAACCACTGTTAGGTTGGCTCTCAAAGATATTAAGCTCAGTAATCTTCCTACGGTTATAGAGATACTGTGCATCTCTAAGTCCACGCACAATACCCTGTATTCTTAAGTTGTAGGATGGTATCTGTGGTGTGTAATAACCAAAAACAGGGACAAACGGATATACATCTAGTTCCATGGGGTTTCTATCGTTGTACATAACCTTACCTTGTACGACAATAGCTAAATTAATAGTAGGAACATCTAATTTTTCAGTAGTTATGTTTGGATACATAGCAAGAAACTGCTCTAACTTGTCATCATCATAGCCAGTCCACTCAAGAGTCTCTTCCGTTTCAGTATCAATAAGTAAAATCTTTTCTCTATACGCCTTGTAATAATACTCATCATAAGTGAGTAAATGAGAGCTGTTAAAGCTTATAGCTTCAGGAGTATGGTTAAACTTACCATCGTGTACAGAACTATTAGAGAGAGCTAGTATCTCTTCTGCATGCTCAGGCAATAAAGAAGCACATTCCCTGTTAGTTAGATAAGAACGCTTCCATATACCATTACAGTCAGATAAATCTTTCTTCTTGAAAAATGGATCTATCATAAAGTTGTTGTAGCTACAGTTATCTACCTTAATATCACCAGAAATAGGATCGTCTCTATAATCTACCCATACCTGTAAAAGATTAAGCCCGGTGATAAGAGCACCGTGGAAAGCATCTGACTCTGTCTCAAGTATATTATCGTTATCATTTACCCAGCTAAGGAGCTTAGAAAGCTGATCTGCTGTTGCTTGGTCTGCATTCTCACGTGGTATAGCAATGGTGGATTTACGGTTCTTTCTTTGGTGACCGGTTACCATGTTAATAAGACGACGTATTCTGTTAAAGTTAAAAGTCTTTTGCCGACTTCCAGGAAGAGCACCATACATATCTCCCCATAAGGTCTGATCGCCAGCCTCATAACGATGATCTATGTCAGCCTCTGCCCAAAAATACTGGTTTATAGCAAGACTTTCTCGATAAAAGTCCTCCATAGTAGAAAGAATGTCTCTATCTTTCTCATCATTATAGTCTGGTGCGAACTTAGGGAATAAAGCCATTTGTACTTTCCTTATGTCATGAACTATCAAAATATGCGTCTATTTTACCAATATAATCAATAGCATATCTAATATTTATTGTACGTTCATGAAACATGTGGATCAAATAAGACACCCAGCAGGAAAATGGAGATAACCTACTGGGCAATTTTAAAGGCTCTTTAACTATACCATTACATAAACGGATGTGAATAGTTTTCTCTTTCCATACCAGCAGCTTCTGCACGAATACGGTCTAAATCATCTGGTGTTAAGCCCTCAATTATCTTACTTAAAGAAACTGCGAGCATTCTGAAAGCATCTGATGCATTACTGTGATGGTCATGACGTGGTCGATCTTTATAGACCTTACGAACGTCATCCCACTCTTGCCTATAGTTATCTAGTGAGTTAACCAGCTGCTTACATTTAATCTCATCAAAGAAACAACGAGGCAACATTGTGCGCACGGCCTCAATACCATCAGCAATCAATAACTTTGGCGCTACGATGAAATCTATGCCTAATTGACGTGCCTTATCAATCCTAGCGACACCAGAACTAAACTCAGTAACGGCAATATCATGTGGAGCAATATGAGCATTGTAAACATACGGTTTGCTATTAATAATCTGTACATAATGTTCTAACCCCTCTTTATTATTCTCATAATAGTCTATGACATGAATAGCGTTATTAATTACCTGGAAAAAAACTATAGCTGTAGAATCTCTGACACCAAGGTCCCAGCTTGTTGATACCTTGTGAGATGTATCCCAAGGGACTGAGGAAATCTGACCGTTGAGACGAAGATTATTTATATACTTGGCATAATAGGCACCGGCTGCTCCTGCTGCCCAGCTACATTCATACTCCTGAAGGAACTTATCTTCAGACATTTCAGCACGTTCCTGCTCAATAATCTCCTTAGATAAGTAATCAGTGTTATTTATATTACGAAGAGATGTATACCAGTAATCAGACTTCACTGCCATGTTATAAAGACTATAGAACTCATTATGGCCGTTAGGTGTAGAGACAAAGATAGCCCAACCATCATTTTGTGCTAATACAGGTCGTAATGTTGTCCATGATTCAGGGTTAGCAGTAGCAAACTCAGAAAATATAGCACCGTAACAAGCAGTACCCCGTACCCTATCAACATCCGATGAGCCTATAAACTGTAATGTACTCCCGTTAATAAGCCGTATCTTCATATCTGAGTCATTCTTATTAGCTATTAACTCCTTAGGTATATACTCAATAATACGCTGACCGTCTGAATTTATACCATCCCAGATAGCAATACGTGCTTGCTTAGCAGTAGGGAATATATAGAAGACAGTGCATACTTTTCTAAGTAGTTGGCGTATCGCTATATAGAAGGAAATATGGTCTTTACCCATTCTTCTGGACCAAACTAAGACAAATCTCTTAACACCTTTATTCTCAAGAGCATCGATTATATCAAGCTGATAATCACGTGGCTTAAACAGATCTAACGTTATCTCTTTAGCCATTCGTTATCTCTTTCTTTTTGCCGCTATGATCTACAAGATTAATGGTTATATTCTTATCATCTTCTCCGAAGTCTTTTTTAATCTTTGCGAGTAGTGCTTCAAAGTCGAGAACATTCTTTTTAAACTCTTCGTCTTGGTTATAAACCATTATCTTAACTGATCCCCAATCTGCTTTCTTATCGCTAGCAAGAGCATGGTTAGTATCAGCCATCATAATAAGAGCTGCTTTTTTAACACACATAAGTTTTTTATGACGCCTACACCAACCGTAGAAGGTGTCTCTATCGTAGCCTAATTCAGCTAAGAACCTTACGAGAGAGATGCGGTATTTAGGCTTTGCACAATGATCTCTGGTCCATAGGAATAGTTTATCTGCTAGTTGATCTAGAAATACATCGTCAGCGTATTTTCTCATTCCAGTTGAGTAGTCGAAGTAGGGCATATATTCACGTTTTTTATGTGTAGTGATGCTCTTCGCTTTTTTTTTTGCTGTGTTATTTTGGTTGGTTTTGCTCATGATATCTCTCGATTATAAGTTCAGTACGTGGTTCTGAAGAGTATATCTTTTTAGCATATATTTCAGATATTATGCAGTCATCTTTCCATATCTCTACGTCAGTGATCAGATCTTCTACGAATTTTATGAGATTTGAGAGGTCTGGTCGATAGAAGTGTGGGCTATTTTCGTGTCTGGTATCTTTTTTGGATCTTCTACGAGGTAGATAGAGATAGAAGTTAGCAGTAAGGGTTACCGGTCCTGAAAAGATTATGCCGTCTTGGTGTTGTTGTTGCAGATAGATACCTGCGCAGACTTTAATGTTTTTTTGTGAGTCATAGAATCTACCGTTGCCGCATCTGGCTCTGGCGAGCGGTACGGGATCTCCCGGAATGACATATACGACGCGTGGGACATCTTCTAAAGTTTCTTGATATTTGGGTTCATCTTGCATAGTTAACGCCTCTAGCTTCAGATTTGAGTGCTCTATAAAGACAATATAGTGATACTCAGAGTGTTAACGGGGAGTGTAGTAGTACCGTTGAGATACTACTACAAAAGATAGGTTATTTTAATTTATATCTTTTTTAGCTATACGATCAGCATTCTCTTGAGTAAATTCTTTAAATCGCTCTTTATAAGCGCATGCATAGCAAGTTACTTCATCTGAACAATGTTCATCATGAGTGACTTTAACATAATTTTTAACGTTATTTATTGCATCTTCTGTTTTTTGATCAATAGATGTAAATAGATCTAAGAAAGGCTCAATTAAAAAAAGATTCATACTATTTGATTCTAAAAATCCACAAGCGAAAGCTTTAACTTCGTCCTGAGAATACTCAGGGTATTTCATAGCGATACCCTTTTTTAATTCTTCGTCATCTTGAGTTATTTCAAGCCCATCTAATAAAAGCACCTGCATAAAATACTTTAATAAAAATTGTGTGCTTATGTTATAACCTTCTAAAATTTTATCCATCTCATCGTTATTCATTAGCATTTTCCTTAAAAAATAAGTTATTTTATTTAAGATGCTTACTTTCTATCCAGTAAACGCCTTCAAGATCTTCTAAAACTAATTCTCTTTTATCTACAGCTGTATACCAAGAACCATCCTCAAAATAAATAATTGATGGAAATCCATTATCTTTAATTACATGATAATAACCACTTGATGTTGGATTTTTTTTAATGCTAATCAGCCTATTCTTATTATCCATTATCGTTCTCCATTAGCATTTTCCTTAACTAGTTCTATTTCAAGCTCGGCTAATTCCATAGTAATTTTATAAATATTCTTCATATCACAAAAAAGACATCCGTCATCGTTTTCTTTATCCACTTTAAGAATTCTTGCTATAACTTCATCAGTAGGCAAAGAGGCTTCTCTTAACCCCGGGGCAATTGCTATAAACGTATCAATAATACCTATAAGAGTATCTCTACGACCTAATACAAAACAATCCTCGTGAGATAATCCTCCTTTAAACCTTTTTCTAAATTGCTCACGCAGAGGAAGGTCTTCTCTACTATTGATCCGTTCTAACTCATTTCTAATAAATGTAGTTAAAAACTTAACCATATCTAAGTGAGTGATGTAAGATGTATCTCTATAAATACACTCAATACCATGATTTATTTTTTCTTTAGTCATCATCGTTCTCCGTCTTTACAGCCGCTCTTAATACGCAGGAAGCTTGGTACTCCAGCATCTTCTACATATTTCCAATGGGTTACATTAGTTAATTATTATCACACTGGCGCTTGGTCTTCTTGAAATGCTCTTATAGTAAGCAGCACATTGTTTAAGCTTTTTCGCCCAAAGTTTTTTATTTTAGTAAGCTTCCATCTAGGCGTTGCTATTAAATCACCAACAGTTTTAACTCCGATAGATAATAAACAATTTGTAGCTCTTGTACCTAGATCTAACTCTTTAATACATGAATCTTTAGTTGCCTTACCTGGTAAGGCAAGAGAATCGCTTATTGAATATCTAGTCTCACGCTTAACTTTTATTTTTTTAACGATTCCAGGTAAACGAAATAAGTTTTCTCCCAAAAAACTTTTCCATTCATCAACTTGAATCTCTATTCCAGTTAATAACTTAACTTCAGAATCTAATTTTTTAAACGCTTCTCGTTCTATATGCCTAATTCGTTCTATACTTACATGGTAAATATTCGCAATGTCTTCAAAACTATAGCCTAATGCATAGTGCATAATAATTATTTTATATTCTCTATGGCTTAAATTAAAAATAATTTGAAGCAGTTTATTATCGCTCTTAAATTGCTTCAAAAGTGCATTACAATTTTCGCATCTACTAACGCATTTATCTAAGCTTATTCTATCGATCCCCATCTTTACACCCACTTTTCTTTCTTAAAAAACTTGGCACTCCAGCATCTTCTACATATTTCCAATGGGTTACATTAGTTAGTAGTCTTCCACTCTTAGCCTCAAAGAATGCAGGCTCTTCATCTGGGCCTGGCTGGATATACTTTCCTGCCTCCACACCTTCTCCATAAAGACCAACAAGAATCTCTCTATCCAATTCAGGCTTCTCTTCTTCAACCTTAATCCAATATATAGTTGTTTTTAACATTGTTGCTCCTAGCAGTTATAAATTTGGGTGATCAATATCAAGATATTTTTCTTTTATTTCTGAATAATCATCTCTTACTTCTTTAGCACCCACAATGCGATTGCCTTGGCAGAAAGAATGCCAGACTATTTTTTCTTTAGGCTCTTCAGTTTTGAACCAATGTGTGACATTAGGCGTTAGGTCCATCCAACTTGTCTTCTCAGATCTGCCTTCAAATACATCGCAACTATAAAAAGCTTGAACTAAGTAACATCGTTGATTCTTCTCTCCTTTTGTACATATTTTTTCTGATAATGAAACATGTACAAAAACATGTTCATCTTCTTCTGGTAATCCTTTTTTAACAGAAATCCAGTGCATAGTTCTCCTACAAGTATCGCTTAAAGAGAAAATAAGCATGTACGACAAAGAGAAGTGCATTCAATGCCATAGCTAAGTAAAAGAGCCTATCGTTTCGTAGATCTTTACCTGTAACCTTTGGTGACAAGGGAGCCGTATCATAAGGGATCTGCTTCTTACCTTTTTGCATTGCTTTGATTGCGCTATCGAGCTCTTCTTTTAAGTAATAACTACGTAAATTATTCTTAAACTTAAACGGGGTTACTAACCCTAAAGAACGCCAATAACTTAATGCTGATGGACACCTACCTATATACGCTGAAGCTTCTTCTGTTGTAAGAAACCCTTTTATTGATCCTTTTCCCATTCGTTGCTCCTTAATTGCTATTCGTTTCACTTATTAAATATCTTACTAAAAATAGGCTATTCTGGCACGTTATTAAGCTTATCTATAAGCTCTTGCTCTTTTACATTAGCTAGATCTGTATAAAATTTCCTCGCGTACTCTGCCCCATTTATCATAGCAAAAGGCGAGTCTTCCTTTTCTGCCATGCGTCTTAACTTAGCAATCTCTAAAAGGGGATCTGCTGTTATCTCTTTTGCCTTCAGATCACGTTGTTCTTTAGTATAGGTATCTGTCTCTGATTTATAAGAATCTTCGTCCTTGATGCGTTGTGGTATTATTACTGGAACTGTTTTTCCTGCATTCACAGCTTTATCTCCTCTCCCATCACTATTTTTTTTAACAAACTTAGATTTACACTGCCCAGATTCTTGCCAAGTAAATTTTTCTGCCTTCACGCTCTGTTTTTTGTTTATGCAATGTAAGTCTTTCTCTTTAATATAACTATATTTTAATAAACTCCTTTTACTAATTAAACTTAGTGTCGGGTCTATCTTATTTACGTTGCTAGATGGATTATTGAATAATGTAAAAGCTGTCAAAAGAACAACAGAAAACAACCTTAAATGAGGAAATCTCCTATAAAGCACTGGCGTCTTTAAAAGATCATTAAGAAGTGGGGTGGCGTAGTAACAATTGCTATCATTATTTTTTTGTTTCACCTCAAGAATTCCAAGATCTTTTAAAATCCCTGTTTTCTCGCTAACCGTAGAAGGATTGAGACCGACCGCTTTACCTATCGTTACTCGAGATGGGTACGCATACTTATATTTCTTCATCAACTCTAAAATATATCCTAAGACATCCAATACGCTATCAGGTAGTTGGTCTATCTTATGGGCTAAATCGTTTACTGATGTTGAAGTTTGATTTATAAAACGAGCTAACGCACGATGCTTAGCACGCTGCAATGAACTTTTACTAAACCCAGTCTCTAAGCCAGGCAGAAAAGTAAAAGCCTTTGTTTCCGGGGTTTTTTGCGATAATGCTTGTGATTTAGTGAATTGTGTGTTAATTTTGGACTACCTTTTGATTTGTGTGAGAGCGAATCATTACTACCTTTCAAGGGTTTTATGTTTAGGGATACTCATAGACTACTTGAAGTGGGACAAAAAGTTAAGCCTCTGTTGAATTACAGGGGTTTTTGCTTTGGGGGGACCGTGGACAACGGTCCTTTTTTTATACTCAAAAACAAAAAAACATTGCAAATTATTAAGGCAAATATGGAAGATATATCAAATGATACTATTCAACCATGTAATAATATCATCATGATAGGGCATCTTTATGGAGATCCAAATTTCAAAATCATCAACAGGACATTCGAGCTCTGTAAGTTTACCATTAAGGTGATCACGCTAGTTATTGATGAGTACGAAGGTGTATTAGAAGAAGTTTGTTTTATTAATGTTCAAATGTGGGGAAATTTAGCACAAGAATATGCTCATAGGCTAAATCATAATTCTCGCGTTTGTGTAAGCGGCAAGCTTAAATATAATAACTTTATAGATCAACAAACAAACGACGAAATCACTTTCCACTGTATACAAGCTGAAAGTATAACTCTACTTTAAATGTCTATTAGTTCTTACAAGAAACAAAAGACCCCCAGGATCGGTCTATCTAACAAAACCAGTCCCAGGGATTACGAAACGGATGCCTACTCAATCTCACATATAAGCGCCAGGGGAGTCACAAACCTTAGCGCCCACATGCGTAGTACTAGTCCTGCTATATCAGTAAACGGAGGTTCAATAACCGCTACCACAACGGACTAACACATTTTATATCACACAAAGTACGATCTAGCAATACTATTCAAAGACTGCTATCATACAGATGTTACCTATTACGGGGGGCACTTGGCGCAGTGTAACCTTGTACCCCCCTCCCTAACAAAGGAACATTCAAGTTATTCTAATCTTATTGAATAATACAGAAGATGTCTGTCATCCATTTGTCCATCTTTAAAACAGACTTTAAAGCTATCTTCTCGTTGTTAATGATTCTATATATTGTTACTCGACTTAGCCCAGTTTCCCTACTTACATCAGTAACATTTAAATCTTTTTCTCTCATAGTGTTCATCAAACGGTCATGTATTCTAAATTTATTTGCATAATCAATCATAGAAGCTTATCCCTATACACACTTGACATTACTTTACATTGGTTTACACTTATTATATGTGAATAAACCAAAATAAGCAATAGGAATGCTAGGAATGCGATGAAAAAACTAACATTTAAAAATATTCAAGATTTCTTTGGCGATAGGGGAATCGGACTAAAACGCCATTACTTAAAGAAATATTGGAATGACGATGAAAATATCTACTGGATCGCAAATAATAAATATGAAACAGATTTCTCTCCAGATGATGAAGCCATCTGTGTATATACAGATGGAAAATTAAAAAGATGCGAAAATACTGTGTTTGTTTCTGCTGTAAGTCTTACCAATATGTATGCGGAAACAAAATGCGATGAGTTACTTTATGCTGAACTAAATGGGGAGATAGTAGAAAATAATAGTATCGAAGATGTAATTAAGAAAATTAGAGAATACGATGGATAAAGATATGAAGACAAATTTTTCTTGGAAAGATAATGGAAAAAAAGTAGACAAATATTTATTAGAAAATAGTGATCTTAGTCCCCATGATCTTGCCGAGAAGGCGATTTCTTTAATTCCAAATGATAATAAAGAGGCAGAATTAATTATTTCAATACTTGCGAACCTGGTTGAATGCTATCAATTTATTGCTTTAGAAGACGATGCGATCAATTACAATCAAGAAGGTGGAATAAATTTTTATTGGAAAGATAGGAGAGTAAATAAGCCATTAGAAAATAGCGCAGTCATTGTGTACAACAAGGAAACTGGGATTCACACAGCTCACTATGAAAATGATAGATTTAGCCATCATCCTGCTGATGGCGGGACATCTATTGATTATATAAATTATTGGATATATGAAGATGAATTATACCCAATAACTGAAGCCGTTTAATCGCCACATTGGAAAATAGAATAAGATGAATGATATTAATAAGACTCTCAATGAAATAAATAAAACCAGAAGAAAAGTTTTTATATTTAGTTTTTTGTCTACTTTAGCAATAATTCTTAGCATAATTTTTAACATTATAATGTTTTTACGGTACAACGGATAAAAAGGAAAACAAGGAAATAAAGGCACAAAAATGGATACAATAAAAGCAGCAGCTAATCTATTCAGAGAAGCCCAAGCAGCCTATGACAAGGCATCAAAACAGCGCAATGAGGCACGTAAACTGCTTCTTGAATCAGTAGGGCATCAAGCATACTCTGGCTACGGAATCTCTATAACTAGCGTACCTGGTCGTAACGTTATAGATTGGAAACTTGTAGCTAAAAATTATAGTATCACTCCAGAAATGATCGAACCGTATACTGCATTAAAAGATGCATCCCTTCGTGTAACCATAGAGCGAGAAATAATAGTATAATCAACAGGAGCAATAACAGTGAGCGCAGACACCAAAAACAAGCTAACTGCACTAGAAAGAGAACTTAGCTTTGCTGAGGATAGGTTTCTTTCTGTAGATCCTCCAGCTGAACATCCTAAATGTGCTTGTGGTGCTCCACGTAGCCAATGGTCTCTAACGTGCTATAAATGCTATATAAAAGAGTTTGAAAAGCCTAAAGATGATAGTGAGTGGTATAAATTCTAACCGTAAAGGATTGTCATGAATGATAACAAATCTCTACTAGATACATATAACGAACTCATTGAAAAAATAGACTCCAAGATATCAACCTTTGAAGCACTCGGCAGAACCGCTAAACACATATCAAAAATGAACACAGCTGGACGAGACGATGTTTATCAGGCTATGTATCAAATCGTAGAAGAACTTATGCCAGTGGAGAGTATTGTTTATGAAATGTATCCAGATCTCATAGATCTCTTTGAGGCCCTTGTAACTCTTTATGGGGAATGATGGAAACTAACGATCTACTCAAAGAAATAGAGCTGCTTAAAGAGGGCATGCGTACTTTGCATCGGCAACTCAAAGAAGTTAAAGAAATTAAAACAGAAAAAAAACACTGTATTCTTGATGAAAAATATCAGTCCGATGAGATAGATAAAATAGCCCTAGCCCTCTCAAAGGTTCAAGGAAAACTAACTGTTCTAGGCAAAGATGCTAAAGCTCAGTTTGCTTTTACCTCATATAAAGCAATGGTAATAAGCGCAAGGAAACATTTAGCTGAAAATGAACTCGCTTTCAGCTGTAGAACTGCAACCATAAATGCTAGTGGTTACCCTGAATTTATAGTTACAACATTGATGCATTCATCTGGGCAATGGCTACGATCAATAATAAAGATAAATGTAGCTGAATATGCTGCTAATATAAGAAATAAGCGACAAGCATATGGTAGTGAATGTACTTATATAGAACGTTATGCGTATAAGGCAATGCTTGGTATTGTATGTGATAAAGATGCTGAAGATGATGACGGATCAAGCTTACATGAGTCAACGAGCTTAGAAGATAAAAAGTAATTCTTAAAGGAGATTGTTATGGCTCTTCCAATGACTAAATATACAGCGCCTACCAAGCTAGATGCAGCTTCTTATGGTTCTATATGGAAAGAAATGACAACCGGTGATGATGGCAAAGAAACTTTTAACGTCTATATGCAAACAAGTAGAAGTGAAAGTAGGCCTAAATGGGTCCTTGCAAAAGATATACTCGATTCTATCTTCAATAAGCTCTATCTCAAGGATGACTTTATTGTGAAATGTTTGCTACTGTATGGCTACGCAAACGATGACGGGCACACAATAAAAGATCTCTTTAAAAGCGTATAATAATGCTCTTTCCTCCTGGAAAAGCACTGCTTAAACCTATCATAGTAGGATGGAACCATAACTATGATAGGTTTCTTTTAAAGAAGGAAATGAAGTTATTCTACAAGATACCCATATACATATGTCTTAGCAATTGTTGCATCGCCCAGTACATCGATATTTGCAGATGTATGGACAACATTTGCTATAAATGTAGCTGTATCAGCAGCCGTCATATCTAGAACTACTAAAATTTCACGTGTTATATCTGGACCATAAGTTAGTTGATTGCTTGTTAATTTGGCATAATTCCGAACTGTCCTTGATGTTGCTTCTATTCTTATTTCCGTATACCACTCTTCTTGTGGAGTATTTTGACCGTATATATATATCTGAAAGTAGAGGTGATACTTACCTGTTTGTGGCGCAGTGAATACTGCCGGCGATCCAGCACCATCACCAAGATAAAGATCATTATTAATATCATACGAAGAAGTAAGAGCTACTGAACTACCTAAAGAATAGTCAGCTAATCCCAATACATTGCTAGCTGTTGATTCTTGTGTTGCTAGAAACGATGATGGAAGTTGAGATATCCCCGTAGCGCTTAAATCTATAGTATTTATATCATTAGTTACCGTAACAGTCCCGCCAGTAGAAGTAATATTTGCCCATGCAGGTATGCCAGTAGATGTTGAACCAATAAGTAGCTGCCCATCAGTACCGTTTGATGAGTCAAATAAACCCACTGCATTAGTAGATACAACGCCAGATGTTGTATAAAGAAGAGTTAATGTACCTGCTAATACGACATCATCATTAAGTACCGTAGTAACTGTATTAGCAACTGCTGCTGTTGTATGAATATTTGTTCCACCAACAACATTTATATTTGATGCGACAGGTGTTGCTACTCCAGAATCTGCTTGTAGCGAAGCCAATCCGCCAACACTTATAACTTCTAAGTTTATAGCGTGCTCTGATGTTGTTATATCTACTGTACCACCAGTTGATGTCAATCCTACCCATGCAGCATCAGTTCCACCACCGATAAGCAAATTTCCTTCACCAGACCAGCCAGTGCTAGAAAAGTTAATATGTACCGTATTACCAGATCCGTCAGTATCAAGCGTCGTATCACCAAATAAATTGATGGCTGACGCTACCTGCGTTGCGGTACCTGCATCAGTTATGAAATTAAGCACGGAGAAATAAGGGGTTCCAAATTTAACCCAAGTGCCAATATTATCGTAAATACGAACGAGCATCCATACAGTTTCAGTTGCTGTTGTATTAAGCCAAATATCACCAACATTAAAGCTTATATAGTCTTGCTGAGTTGGGTCTCTGTCATAACTAGAAAAGTTCGGAGGAGATGCAGCTTCGACACCTAAGTAACTTCGTGGATTGAGACCGTTAAGACCGTTATTTTTTATTGCCATTTCTTACCCCACATAATGTCCACAAAAATATGTTTTAGAATCAATAGCCGTGCCACCATGATAATAAACATTAGGGCGATATATATCATAAAAAGTACGTGCCTCATAAAAAATTTTACACGTATTCCCAGCTGTCATATCAACATAGGCACTTATATTTTTATTACAATTAACCTCATAATTGTAATAGGTTGAACCTGTTGTAACTATATGCATATTTTCATAATCTAAACTCTCGAAATAACTAATTCGAGAAAAATAAGGAGGACCATTTCCAACCTGTATTGCGGTTCTTACAAGAAGAAATGGTGGGTAACTTTTTTTATCAATACCATCGGCTACAATATTTAACTGTGCACTAAAAAAATATCTTCCTGTTACAGGAGCTAAAAAATATAATATAGCTTTACCAGGGCCAGCATTATAAAAATTAAGATTTGACCCAGTATCAAATATAACTTGCATACTATTGCCTAGATGGCCGTAGTTAGAAGAACCGTATGAAGTAGAAGTAAAATTACAAACACACAAAAATGAATGCGCAGTAGGTGCAGGAGCTGAGCCATTAGCTTCAATGTTTATGCTATTAGATCCATTTGATATTGTAGCTGTTCCACCAGTAGAAGTTATATTAGCCCATGCAGGATCTCCAGAGGTAGCTGATATTAATATCTCACCATCAGCTCCAGCAGAAGAACTTATCAATCCGCTATTATCTGTTTGAGCAATACCAGTAGATAACCCACTTACTGTTAATGAATTAGCTATAGTTACATCGTCATCTAAGTTTATTGTAAGATCATCAGCAAGCCCAACAGTTCCAATATTAGTTCCGCCAGCAATAGTAATAGAACCAGAATCAGGCGTAGCAAATGAACTATCACCAGCAATCTTTAATATTGTAGAAATACCAACAGCTTCTAAATTAATACTATTCGCGCTATTAGTAATAGCTACTGATGCAAGAGGTGATGTTATATTTGACCATATTGGTTCAGTTCCACCAGCAATAATAAGCTGACCATCTGTGCCATTAGTTACATTAACTGAGACAGTGCTACCAGATGCTGATGTATCAAGTACTGCTGATGCTCCAAGTATATTTATATCGCCACCAGATTGCTCTGCATATCCTGAATCTGCTACAAAATATGTGGTGCCAATGATAGAGGTGCCGAACTTGATCCAAGTAGCATAATTTATATATTCATCTCTTTTTACTTCTTTCTTAACGAGCATCAATATATCAAGTGTCTGCCTATTTATCCATAAACAGCCAATATCAAAATTCTCATAGTCATGAAGAGTTGGATTACGATCAACACGTAATAAGTCTGGTGGATTATCTTGAGCAATACCTACATAAGATCCTGCAGAATAACCAGTACGTAATGATTGTTTTCTCATAATTTATCCCACATAATAACCATCTACATAAGTAGTTTGATATACTGAACTTCCACCAATATTAAGACTTCCAGAGTTACCTACATTACATTGCACATAATATATAGCTGTATCTCCTGCAGCCATTTCAGTAACAATAGATATATGTTTCCATTTATCATAAAAATATGAGGTAGCAAAAGTATATGTGTCCTCATTACTTATTAAGGCGTATTCTTTATTTGTAGTAATTATTCTAATATCAGGATCATATAAAGGAACTATTGGAACAGGAGCTCCTGCATATGTCTGTATCTTAACTGCCATATGAAGATAATATTTTCCGCTTATCGGAGCAGTGAATACGGCATATGCTCCAACCCCATTTCCAGGATATAAATCACCACCGACATCAAATTTTTCTACCAATGCAGAAGAAGTTCCTAACAAATATGTTTCAGCACCACCTAATATTTGTAAAACAGTTGTTGGTTGAATAGCCATAAACTCAACCGGCCTCGTTGGATATCCAGGCTTAACTTCGACATTAATCGAGTTAGCATCATTAGTTATAATCATACTGCCATCAGCACTGGTAATATTAGCCCAATTTGGCTCTGTACCACCGCCAATTAATACTTGTCCGTCAGTACCTTTAGAGCTAAATACTTCTCCAGCAATAGAAGTTTGAAGCACTCCAGATGCCTGAGCACTTAAGGTAAGTGAGTTAGCTATCGTAACATCATCTTTTAAGTCGATTGTTAACGTATGAAGACCATCGCCATAGGTAGTTATGTTTGTTGAGCCAACAAAATTAACGACTCCAAGACCATCAGGTGAAGCAGTATTTAAATCATCGGCAGTGAAATGGTCTAAAGCCGCAACACCTGTAGTTTCTATCTCTATAGCGTTATCTAAATTTGTTATGGCAAGTGATCCACCAGTTGAGGTGATATAGGCCCATACAGGTGACCCTGTATCAGAACCAATTAAGACCTGACCAGCGAGTCCATTAGTAAGATTAACATTAACAGTGTTCCCAGACGCAGAAGTATTAATGAGGCTGTCACCAAATACATTTAAATATCCCGCAACGCTTGTAGCTGTACCATTATTTGTTACATATGTATCAGTTCCAACAGTAGAATTTCCTAGTTTAACCCAGGTAGCAATGTTATCTGCTAGATCTACCATGATATACACATCACGTGGATCAGTGCTTCTGTCTATACAAAGATCACCGATAAAAAAACCTTTAGTCGCATTATCAGTTGTTGTTGGAGCTCTGTGTAGGGTAAAAAGGTTGGGAGGCGTCGAAGCTTCGACGCCTAGATAAGCTAGTGTGTTTTTACCAGAACGCTTTGTAGATTTAAGAACCATACTTTTCCAGTAATATTAGAAGTCTGCCAATTCATCTATTTCATTATAACGCTCAATAACCACATGATCATTTGGAACCAGTTTACATGAATAATACAATCGCGATCTATTATTAAACATATAAAAAAGTCTATGAACTGAAATAGTAAAAAAAGCCACTAATATACTAAGGACTATAAGTACAGAGCTTGTCTTCATCACGTTCCTTTAAAAAAGACTATTTTTGCAATAAAGCACTTTCTGCATCGCGATCTTTACGATCTTTATAAGCTTCTTGCTGGAAAACCAATGCTGCATATGCGTCTTTATTTGTTGGTATTGATTCAACGCCAGCTGCTTCTAGCTTTGGATCCCATTCTTCTTTGAGCTTTTTAAAGCATTGCTCATATTTATGCTCAAGGACCCATTGAAGACGACGCTTCATATCTTGTTCAAAAATATCTGTAGCAATTTCATTCTTGATTACATTTTTTTGTGTCTCACTAAGAGTGAACAACTCTTTATCGTTAACCGAGATTTTCATCGATTTCCTTTTCTTTTTTTGGTTCGATAGACAACGGAGTTAAATCTAATTCAAAACCTGTTTGATAATCAATATATTCTTCGCAGATCTCTTCGATAATATTATCATCCTTTAATGAGGTAAAATAATACTTAGATCCTATCCCTATTGAAGCCGCTAATGCTACTAAAGCTGCTGCTACTGGCCAAATCATAATTCCCCATCGCATTCATTAAAGTTTTTCAAATATTCGTCCAAGTCGTCCATGTCATTTTGCATTGCTTCAGCAATAATATGCCCAACAACATAGGGAATCTCGTGCCATACAGACTCAGGAATCCCATATTTATTACATAACTCTTGGAAGCCTTCACCTAACATCACTTCAACATCAATAGAATATCCAAGCTTCTCTTCTAAGAATTTTTCATGATCACTCTTAGGTAGTTTAAAGTATGATGGCGGCCATGCATTACTTACTACTGAAGACGCTAAAAATAACCCTACAAGCAAAGTTTTTATTATTTTCATAGTTGCTCCCATAAAATAATTATTCAACGATTACGCCTAATATTTCACTCTCATTCATAATGACATGCTCATCATCAAAGAATGGTGCTCCTGCAAATTTGCCAAAATAAACTATATCGCCTACTTTGACCTGGAGAGGGATAAGTTTTCCTCCTTCTTCACGTCCTGGACCGGTAGCAATAACACCGCCGATCTGGGAAATTTCTTGGGAGTCATTAGGAATAATGATACCCCCTACAGTTTTGTCTTCGCCTGCTAAGCGCTTGATTAATACACGATCGCCTAGTGGGCGAATTCTATTTAATGTGCTCTTTTTATCCATAATTGCTCCTATTATGTGTTGGAGCTGGCGAACAGATTCGGACTGTTGACCTGCCGTTTACAAAACGGCTGCTCTACCAACTGAGCTACGCCAGCTTTAAAATAATTAACAAACTAAATAACCTGAAAAATAATTATAACCTGCAGCTGTTGTCATAAGATCAATTACTTTACTTCCACCGCCAGCATTAACTTGAACATAACACGTATCACCTACATCCATATCAGCAAAACAAGTTCCTTTAAGCTGCAGAAGCGCTCCATTGCTCGTGCTGTATGGATTTTGAGTTACAGTTACATACGATCTATTGCTAGTTATAAAAGAAAGTGAACAGTTAGTATGAGCTACGAGAGCATTTTTCATGCTAAGTATAGTAGTAAAGGAGTAACGTCCACTAACAGAAGCGGTAAATGTAGAAGTGCTATCATAATCAGCATTCTGATCAAATACTTCTGTCCCAAAAACTGCTGTTACATTGCTTCCATCTCCAGTTACATTTAATTGTTCTGTTATAGTTGTAGCCAAAAACGCCGGCTGTAAAGGCATTGTACGCTCACCACTGGCACTCATAATAAACGTATCAGTAGTACCAAGCGCACTGCCGTTACTTATTTTAAATGCATCTGAAGCATCGTCATCTACACCAAGACGGAATTCACCTGCCCCATTTATATTGAATTGAACAAATGAATCACCGCTTGCACCAGGATCTATCGTAAGATCCTGGGCTTTATTATTTATACTATTTTTTATAGCCATATTAATCCTTTAGCAGATAAGTGTAGCTGAAAATAAGCTATATATCGTTGATGATGCTCCGCCAGTTATAACTATAACCTTTGTGCCACCTTGAACATTTACAACAACATAAGCTGTGTCAGCAGCATCCATGTCTACTTCTAAAGTAGCATTTAGACTCATAGTTCCCCAAACTGTTTTGACAGCAGCAGGACTAAACGAAGACAATGAAGCATAACTTCTGTTGCTTGTTACTAAATCTATCTGAGATGAGTTATGTGATGCTGTACATCCGCCAAGATTAGTAATAATAGACACTTTGTATCTAGCTGTGACAGGCGCTGTGAATGTATAAGTTCCGGTATTATAATCGCTATTTTGATCGTATATCTTACTATCGAACGCAACAGTATAACTTGTATTATCGCCAGTAACATTTAATAGCGTTGAACTATTATAAGCCAAAAATGCTGGTTGTAACGGCATTGTACGTTCACCAGCAGCGCTCATAACAAACGTGTCAGTAGTGCCAAGCGCACTTCCTTGGCTTATTTTAAATGCGTCAGATGCATCGTCATCAACGCCAATCTTAAATTCTCCAGTCCCATTGATATTGAACTGAACAAATGAATCACCGCTTGCGCCAGGATCTATCGTAAGATCCTGGGCTTTATTATTTATACTGTTTTTTACTGTAGCCATGGACTTCCTAAGTAACGGTAATATTTCCTACTGAGCTAACAACATTCCATTCGTCGTCTGCCACAACACAAACGATTTCAACGCTATCACGTTTAAGGGTAGAGGCTAACGAACCGCCAGCACCTGATGTAGTTGAGCTGTCACCAAAATGTATTTGTTGACCAGCGCCTTGAGTGATAGACCAGCCAAGATCTGTATTAATGCCAGTAACACGTATGACTGATCCGACAGCTGCGGTTGATGGTAGAGCTAATGCTAATACACCAGCTTTATTGCAGATGTATCCCTCATTAATTACAGCAGTTTGATTTGCGGTCACTACTGACCAAGCAATACCACTGGCAGGAGTAGATCCAAGTTCACCATTAGAGTCTATGATGACAGTTTGAGTTGCTCCTGATGGAGTTACACCGTGTATACCAGCTATAAAGCAAGAGTCTTGTTGGCCGTTGCCAGTTCCTTGTGTACCGATGCGTATCTTATTAGATTCAGATGCACCAGCATTTCCTATAGCAATATTAGAAGAATTAGCTGCATCTATACCACCGCCAGCTTGATAGCCTATCGCAATATTATAAGATCCTGTTAATGGATAACCGCCTACTAATGATTGCATTCCTATAGCAGTATTATTAGTTCCTGTTGTTACTGCATTACATGCTGTATAGCCAATACCAATATTACCACCAGCTCCAGTGGAAATATTTGCGCATGAAGATCCGCCAACAGCAACGTTAAAGGTGGATGAAGTGCAGTTTCCTAGAGTAATTGATCCAATGCCTAAATTATCTGTTCCAGAAGTAAGAGAAGTTAAGCTTCCTGATCCAATACACGCATTATTACCTGTTCCTGTAGTAGTAAAATTCCCGGAGCCTTCACCTATAAATGTATTATTAGTTCCATACGCATGCATGAACCTATTACTATTAATAGTAACTTGCCCTACAGTAGAAGTTGTCGTCGGCAACGCTACGCTATTAGTATTAACAGCTTTACCCCAATCATCAATTGTCTCTAAAGCTGCCTGAACGTTTGTATCAGAAGCAGATAAAATCCAATCAAAATTAGTGACATCAGTCAGGACTAATGAAGCAGTATTTGTTCCACTTGAAGATATTGAAGAGCCAATTGTTTGTTTTGCTATAATCACATCAACTATAGAGGTCGAACTTTCTGCAAATATTATAAAACCTAGTTGCGCTAGCTCTAATTTAGCTAACTCACCAGATACTGCAGGGACAGTGCCATCCGAAACAGCTGTTTGTGCTGCTGCTAAGTTACTGTATTCAGCATCACCAAGCACAGAGAAATAAGATGGTGTTGTAGAATTAAGACTATCTTTTGAAACATACAATCTTGAGATCGTATATTTATTATTGCTAATAGCGGTAGCTGTACCAGCATTATTCCATTGGCCATCAAAAGTATCACTTTCTGAATAAAGAGCCCATTTGCCACTTCCGTCAGTAAAGTATTGTTTAAATACTACTCCAACACCAGAGCTATCAGGTATATCTGTATAAAGACCATGATCAGAAAGTTCATCTGCCCCATTAATCTGAATCTTTTGTGTGCCATTAAGGGTAATATTTGCGCCACCAGCATGGTTTTCTATGAGAATACCAATAGCTTCATGCGCCCAGTAAGAAACAGAAGTCGAAAAATCATACGGATGATTCTCTTTAACAGTAACCTGGTTATTAGTACCAGAGGTAGAATCACGCATACACTCAAAGAGTACAATATAATCTTGGAAAGTTGATTGAGCGAAGCTTGTAGTCTTGCCTATAGTGCCATCTTCATCTATATAAATTATATACGTGTTTCCAGCAGTTAACCCACTAACTGTTTGTGATCCAGACCAGGTGACACGACGCCCCTTTATATAACCTGTACCACCAACTAGCAACTCAAAGTCACCTAATGTTGTATCATCAAAGTATGGTCCAGCTGCTGCCCATGAATAGAATCCTGAGCCTTCCATGCGTGTTATGTTATCAGCCCAAACTTCAGCTGTTCTTAAAACACCGACTAAATCTGTTGATAATGTTGCTGCAAGTTCATCGCTATCTGGGAAAGAAACACCCATAAGCTGTAAAGTACCTGTTCCACCTATAGCGTCAGCGTTAGAATTATTAACAATAACGTTTTCCATCACCAAGGTAGTGGTAGAACTATGGGTAATAGATTGCACCGCACCGGTAGAAAACCTTGCCTGCGCTAATTTTAGATCATGCGTATCTGCCGTTGTTAAGTTACGGTAAAAAGTACACGCTCCGTCAAAAACTGAGACACCAGCGCCACTTAGTGATATAGGGCAGTCACATTCATTAGCAAACATTTTAATATTGCCGTTGGCTGTTAATGTTTGACCTGATCCTTGGCCGATAACACTATAAATAATAGTAGCTGGAGCGCTTGCGCTGTTATTTATAACGCCATTATCAGTAGAAGCATCAGTACAATTACGTATAACAAGTCTTCCAGTCCAATTATCTAGATTAAATACGTAACCACTTATTAAATTAAACTTACAACCAAAGCAATTTAATGACGCGGTGCCTGCAACAGCTGATGAGAATATATGGGTAGCTGATGTAAGACCTACATTATTGAAATGAAAGTTTCCTGCTGCTGGAGGTGTATGCACACCATTAACAATAGCTAGTGATGGTGCTTGTCCTGCAATAGTAACAGTAGAATAAAGAGTTAAATTTTCGCTGTATGTTCCCTGGCGAATATAAACAGTAGCATCGCCACCATCTGCTACCGCTGCGTCTATAGCTGACTGCACCGTAGTGAATGGAGAACCAACAGTTACATTATCTACAATATACCTTGAGTTTGAATAGGTATTAGTCGAGTTTATTAAAGCCATTTAAATCCCCTTAAACAACAGTTAAGTTGCCCATCATAGAAGTTGTAACCCAGGCTGTATCAGCAACAACACATACAATTTTAATGGCGTCTCCACGTAATGTAGTAGTTAAACTTCCACCAGCTCCAACTGTTGTAGAAGAAGACCCTACGCGTACATACTGACCAGCTCCTTGAGTTATAGTCCAACTTGTAGACCCATCAAGGACAAGCTCTATAACATCACCGACTGATGATGTAGCTGGCAATGCAAATGATAGTGCTGCGCCTGTAGTGCATATTGATCCTGTATTTACTGCTAGTGTGCCACTAGCACCTACAACAGACCATGTAATTCCGGCAGCAGCATCTATGGTTATAGAGCCGGCACCGTTAGTTATTGTAATACCAGTACCAGCAGTTAATGCTGCAACAGAAGGATCAGCACCTGTAGAGCCAATAATAAGTTGACCGTTTGTAGCAGCAGCCAAAGAAGTTAAGCTTCCTGTAGCGTTACCAACCTGTACTGTATGATCGGTAGTACCTGTAACAGCTACTGAGATCTCATTACTTCCCGGAGTACCCGTTGTAGTAATATTGTTGCCGCCGACAAGATTAAGATTAAATAGTGCATCTGCACCAACAGCACCTCCAGCGTCACCAGTTATAGTTTCTATATCAGCAAGAACACTTGTTTTATCATAAAATCCGATATGGCTCATCGTATCTCCTTATTTCTTATTATAAAAACCAGAAACATAGACACTACCGCTAGTAGCAGCACCTACTTCTTGCTTAACATAAAAAATAGTTTGAGCATTAAGAACTGACTCTTCAGAGTTACCTGTAACGATACTGTTAGACACCATATCAACAGATATATGCCCACCAGCTGGTAAGGATAAGTGATCAGCTACTCCATCATAAGAAAATACCATAGCAGCATCAGTTCTATTTTGGATAAAGAACATAGTTATAGGACCTTCAACTTCAGTTCCTATAGCTGCGTATGTAGCTCCTATTGAGCCAAAAGCGAGAGATTTTAAATCAAAAGGTTTGATGGCCATAACGCCTCCTCATTTAGATAAAACATATATTTTTCAACAGTATAACGTGTATACGGCTTGAAAAGTAAACTAAATAAGGAGGCACCAAAAGGAGGGGTTTTTAAACTGCTTCTACAGCAGGTTCTTCTTTTTTCTCTTCTGCTTTAGGATCAGCTTTTTCTGTAGCTTTTTGAGCCATAGCGAGAATATCATTCAATACTTCAAATGCTGCATCATAAGCTTCGCCATATGGTGAGCCTATTGGCATTTCAAATCTAAATACACGTTCTTCTTTTTTAACTTCTAATACAATAACTGCTTTTTGATCCATAAAAACTCCTTAAAGTTATTAAACATAATTAACTTGCACCCACTCTACCACAAAGACACCCATTAAAAAGCCCCCATGCTTTAAAACATGAGGGCAATACGTCGGAGCAACGCATATGAAACGAGTAAAACTATTCTATCACAGTTAGTTTAATACCATGAATGAAATAGTAACGTCTCCATTAAGCGCTTGTGATCCTGAGTTAACTAATGCTACTGTAAATGATCCAGCAAGCGGAGTTACGCGGCGTATCTCGAGCTGAGCATCATTTGCTCCCTGGTTAGCGACAGTTACAAGTATTCCAGAAGAAGTTGATACAAGTGAGTTTGTTATTGTAAATGTTTGCGTTCCAGCAGAAGCAGTTGTGTAGCCTGTGAACGTTGCTACCCCAATATTTACATTCATTGTTGAAGCAGCAGTTGGAGTCGCTTGGCTATCTGTTGCAGGAGTTAGATCAATTAAACCACCAGAAGATACATTAAATCCGCCAGTACCAGTTGTGCAGGTAATTCCACCAGCAGCGTCTGAAGCTGTGATACCAACTGCAGTTGCTACTGCTTCTGAACCATCAATAACTACAGAACCACCAACAGCAGTTAAGCTGAGATCTTCACTAGCACCAGTTACGGTTACATTTGAAGCAGTAGTTGAATCAATGGAGAAACTTGCACCATCAATTGTTGCTGCGCCAGTTGTTGTTTGTACGGTACCAGCTGTTCCAGATGTTAAGGTTATTCCACCAGCAACGTCTGAAGCAGTGATTCCTACGGCTGTTACGATTGCTTCTGAGCCATCTATAACAACGGAGCCGCCTACTGCCCCTAAGGTAAGATCTTCACCAGCACCAGTTACCGTTACATTTGAAGCAGTTGTTCCATCAACTGAGAAGCTTACGCCATCAACAGTTACTGCACCAACTACATTAGCATCTAATGCACCACCAGCTGTAAGGGTCATTGTTCCCGTGCCAGCTTGTACAGTCATTGCAGAAACACCAGTTGTTGAACCGAATGTTACGGTGTGATCAGTTGCGTTTGAAAGTATTGAACATGCACCTGTACCAGCATCAATATCGATTGAAGTTGCGCCTGTACCATTACCAATACTGATATCACGAGCTGCGGCACCTGTAGCAATATTTATGTTTTGAGTTACAGCATCATTACCAATGCTAATTACACCAGCGGATGAATTAAGTTCAAGAACACCAGCGCAATCTAAGGTAATTGCATCTGTTGAGGTAACAGTAACATCACCTGTACCAGATTGTATTACGGTAGCAGCTGTTGTTGTTGTTGAACCCAATGTTGTTGTATGAGCAGCGGCATCAACACCCAGGTTTAATGCGCCTGTTCCTGTTTCAACATTTACTGCGCCATTAGCAGCTACAACAGAGATTCCGCCTGTACCAGCATCAATATCGATTCCACCAGCAGCATCACTTGCGTAGATACGTACAGCATTAGCTGCAGCAATACCAGCAGTTACATCAATACCACCAAGATCTGAATGAGCATAAATACTTTGTGCATTAGTTGATTGATCAGCATATACTTCGATAGTTTCATTAACACCACCGTTAGCGTGTAGATAAATAGCTTGTGCGCCATTAGTATCAGAAACTATGGTTGCAGTACCAGCTGATTGAGTAATGCCAGCCTGAGCTGTTACAAGGCCTGAGAAGGTAGGAGCATTATCAACATTAATGGTTACAACGCCACCAGCACCAACTGTGCCAATATTTGTTCCACCAGTTACTGTTGTTGCACCCAATACAGGAGTTGCTGTACCAGAATCTGTTGGGAAGGTACTTGCAGCTGCACCAGTCACACGAAGATCAAGTGTGTTAGCACCAGCTGTTACTGACATACTACCATCACCAGATACAACTGAAGCCCATAAAGGAGCTGCGCCTGTTGCACCAATGATAACCTGACCATCTGTACCAGTTGCTGAGGAAACAACACCAGAAGCATCGTTAAACAATACACCAGCTGTAGCAAGAGCTGATAATGTTAATGTTCCTGCTGTAGAAGTAATATCTGTACCTGCTGTTATGGTAGTTGTAGCAGTAACAGAATCAAATGTTCCAGAACCAGAACCAATTGCATTCCAGTTAGCTTCGTTTGCTGTTATTTCTATCAAAATGTAAGCATCATTCCCTGTCTCATCAATCCAGATGCGGCCTGGAACAGCTAAGTCACTTGATGTAGGTGGGCGTGTGGATACGATTGGATGTGGTGCCAATGGTAACTTAGCCCCGTTAAGGGTGTATACCATATACTGTTTTCTATCATTAAAAGCCATGAAGCTTCTCCTTATAAAAAATTAAACTATAACCACCACCAATATATAGATTTAAATTAACAACCCTTTACTTTTTTTATTGATTTAGTATATTTATATAAAATATGAAACATAAAGGGATTACTATGAAACCGAAGAGATTATTGATAGATGTTGATAAGCAATTTCACACTGATTTGAAGTCATTAGCATCGCAAAAGGGGATAAGCCTTAAAGAGTACGTGACTAAGCTTATAATTTTAGGTTTGCATGAAGAGTATAGGGTCGAGAAAGAGAAGAAATAGTTAAATATATTAACTAAATTATGGGGGAAAATATGAGTTGGTTAATGATTTTGTTAATACTTATTGTTTTAAGTGGTGGTAGCTGTTGCGACTGCTGTAAGTGCTGTTGCTGTAAAAGAAATGAGAATGAGGATGATTACTATTATTAACCATCCTCATTAATAGATTATTTAATCTTGCTACCACTTATAATCTTATATTTTTTCTTAGCTTTTGCTTTTCTTGGTCTAAAATATGGTTCTTCTTTAACGTTAATAGCTTCTTCCAAGTTTTTAACGTTATTCATTAATACTGTTGGGTTTCCTTCAACAATAGACTTACCCATATCAAGATAAGCTTTACGTGCTTCTGGTGAAGATGTTATTTGTCGTAATACTTTTTCTGTTGAACCAAGAGTAGGTGTAAGTATTTTTTTTATAGTATTACCAATCCCACCCATACTAGGAATAAAATCAGTAATTTTATCTATAATATTAGATTTAATATTTACAGCAGATGTTAATTGATCACCTTTTTTTAATGCCTCAAAAAACTTAGGATTTTTTACTGAATATTCACCGAAGTAAGTATTAAATGAATCTATTATTGGCTGTGTATATTCAATAAGATCTTTATTTTTATCATACATTTTATTTAAATTGCGGCGTATATCCATTATAGCTTCTGGATTAGCAATTTCTTGTATATTTTGGCCAGATTTGTCAGCTAAAAGCTTTATATTATTCTGAACAGTATCCATAACATGATTAACACGTTTAACTATGTTACCGTCTGTTTCTCGTGTTAATTTTTTAGCTACGCCAGTCAAACTATTAATTATTGTATCGGCAGATGCATCTTTACGATTAACGGCTAAATGTTTAGCTGTATCGTATGCTTTTTTTTGAGCATCTCTTAAAGGTTTAGTTGTTACTGAAGGCTTAATACCAAGTTTTCCTATACCTTTTACTCCAATACCAATATCAGCGCCTAATTGTACAAGATCTTGTAGCCATTCAGGAGCGCCAAAAGCGCCAGTAACTGAAGCAGGTATAGCACTTAATGCTGTTCTTGCTGCTGCTTGAGGACCAAATAAAGCTGCGGTTGGTGTTTGTTTAAGAACTTTTTGGGCAAAAGACTCTACAAATGTTTTTGGTTGTATTTCTTCTTTACTATATCCAAGTCCTTTTCTCAATTGCTCTGAAGTATAATCACCTCGCGCAGTTAACTGTCCTATTCCTAATGCTTCAGAAGCCTTATCTAATAACTTTGCCGGTGCTTCAAGACCTTCTAATAAAGAAATACCTAATCGAGAGAATATATTAGAAACATTCTGTCCTTCAGGTTTTTCTTCCATAAGTTTATCTGCTTCTGCACGTGTCATACCAGTAGGTATTTCTTCTGGAGTTTCCTGAATTTGCTGACCAGAATCTATTACTTCCTCTTGCTCAGGAATAACTTCTTCATTAACTGGTTGAATACTAGGAGATTCGACTTCAAGTTCTTCTGGTTTTTCTTTGTTTATTAAGCTGCCACGCAATAATTTTAAAGCCATTTTATATCCTATAAAGGAAGCCAAGTTAATCCAGTACGAGCATATTTCTTTCCATTTTCATCGTCTTCTAGAATAGCGCCTTCACTATATCCAGTAGGATCTGGAAGATCTTTAGTTAATTTATATCTTCTTTTTACCTTTTGCTCTAATGAATTTGGGAACATATTACCACTTTCAGCTATGATTTGGTCCTTTACGTCTTCCTCATAGCTTAATTCCCTAATACCATCCTTAATACTTGTAGTTAGATCTGCAATAGTCTGCTTTGTTTGGTATTGTTGCGGCTTTGCTGCTTGTTCAAGAGCAATTCTTAATTTTGTAGGAAGACCTTTTCCCATTTGTAGTTTAAGGCTTACTAGTTCATTAATTTTTGCTAAAAACTTTTGTGTTGGAGCATTTTGAAATCTATTAGCAATAAGTGATTTAATTGAACCTAATTGTAGATTAGGATCTTCTAAAGAATCTAATATTTCATCAGTTACGCGATTTAAATCACGAACAGGAGCAATTTTTTCTCTTAAGTCACTAAGATATGGTGCGGCAGCCTTTTCTCGCTGTATAGATAGGTTTTCCTTAAATCTATCTTCTTTTTGCTGTGATTCTAATTGCTTCCACATACTATTAGTACGATCAGTAGCTTGCTGCCTAAGATCTTTTAATTCTTCTCTAGTGCCACCTGCTGCAGCTGCTTCTGAAATAATATTATTTAACTCAACACTTTCTTTATTTATTGCTTCAGCGGTTAACGGTTCTTGCTTGGCTCCATCAACTTCTTGTTGATTAGGCGTTATATCTTGACTTACAATGCCTCTATCTCTATCAGCAATTCTTCTAGATGCACCTTCCACAGCTTCTCTTTTAGGCGCAATCATCGTTTGTTTTATAACTTCTTGAAAAGCCTTAGGATCAAGCATTGATAACGCTGTAGCTTTATCTTCTGGAACACCCATTCCCATTAATGCCATCTTATTCTTTAAAATAGATTGTTTGTTCTCCATTGCTTGAACTTTGCCTTGGGCTAATCCTTGCAAGGCACTTCCAATTCCAGAACCAAGCCCTGTTCCGAGAACTTCGCCGAATCCAGGTCTATCTCGTATTATTTGAACCATAGTATTCCTAACTTATAAAAACATCATAGCCGCTTTAAATATTGTTCCTAAATCAAGACCACCACCACTGCCACCACCACTGCCACCACCATTAGCGCTACCAGCATTATCTTTACTGAATTGGCTTAATTGGCCAAGAGTATCTCTAAGACCTGATGCTTTTACTTTACCACCAAGATATGATCCAAATGCTTGGCCTGCCGCTGGAACAGCTTGAGCTAATAATTCTTTAAGGAGCCCAGGGTTTTCTTCATGATAAAGTGGATCAAATTGCTGAGTAAGTCCCATGCCGAGTAAGTTCTGTGATAACCCTTGTTGGCGTTGACCATACTGCGCTTTTTGGGCAGCAAGTTGTGACTGTAGGTCAGCCCCTGCGCTACCAAGAGTTTGCAAAGCGCCACTACCACCCATAGCGCCCATGGCATTTAAACGCTCCATAATAGAAGGTAATGTTTGTTGCTCAAATGAACGTGTAGCTTCTTGTGCAATAGGATCAAATCCGGCAGTTGGATCTTGTAGTTGAGCCAATGCCTGTTCTAAAGCTTGGTTTATACCTTGCTCTTGTCCTGGCCTAAATCTACCTACTTCTTCTATACGAGAAGGTGATCCCATAAAGAATCTTTTTAAATCTTCACCAAAAGCCATTCTAACTCCTTATTGCTCTAGAGCATTTAAGATATTTATACTAAACCTATATAACACATAGCATACTTCAGAGTTAGGTAGAAAATAAAACTATAGGAAGAAAATGGCAGATCAAATAGATAGTGGAGCTTTTTTAGCATTAAATGAAATACTTGATACAGATCAGATTCTAGCTCTAGACGTACAAAGTAAAGAATTTAAAGAGTTTATCGTATCGCTTCGTGAAGCTATTGACCAAATAACAAGCATGACCAATATAAAAATAAGCGGGCAATACGCGCTTACTGAGTTTGTTAATGGTAAACGCTATTTCCCTGATCAAACATTAGCTGCTACAGCAAACTATGAGCCAGTTGATAGAATGGTCTATAGAATAGTTATTGATTTCGGAGCGCTTCCAAATGCCACAACAAAATCAGTTGCCCATGGCGTTACTACCTCAAGTACATTTGTATTAACTAATCTATACGCAGCTGCAACCACTCCAAGCACAAGCTATATACCTATACCCTATGCATCACCTACACTATCAGAGAATATAGCTATATATGCTGATGGAACAAACGTAACCATTAAAACAGGTAGCAATAGAACTGCTTATACTACTTGTTGGGTAGTAATGGAATACATAAAAGGCTAATAACCTGTTCTCATTGCGTAGATTATAAACGCGTTAAGCTCTAAATCAGTAAATGATATTGATTTAGACGCTAATTGTTCATCTGATAGATATATACGGAACTGCACATATTCACCTTCTACTTGAGTAAATATATGATGCCATAGTCTACGTTGTGTTTCTTCCAAAGTGGCGCCTATATATGCCCTTGTTTCAAGTATATTAGTTCCCATAAGAGTGCCTGAAGCATCTGCTTCTTCTAGCATTGAATCCTCAGATGTAGATATAAATGTATCTACAGTTGCTTCTCCCGTTGTTGTTCTTGTTACATTGAACGCAACTTCAGGAACAAATGCTGTATTACCTTCTTTTTGATAGAAGTTATATTCTTTTGATTTGATATCTATTCTATCTACGCGCGTAAGAGATCCACCACCAGTATATGTTCCTGTAGTAGTGCCAGTATAGATAGTAAATGTACCAGCTGTAGCATCTACTGAATCAATAGAATAAATATTATCATTAAGATCGGTTAACCCTAAACAGTTCTCTATCAAGACAAACTGATCAACAAATAAGTTATGGTCAAAGCAGGTTATGGTTGTAACCCCAGCAACAGCAGCACTTATATTTGATATCTGAAGAACTGGAGCATTTCGTGGCTCTTTCTTCATGATAAACGTATAACCATGCTGGTTACCAGCGATTATGTTTCTATAGCGTGCTTGTTCTGATCCAGCCACCCATGGAGTATTTTCTTCTGACCATGGTTTATGTAGCGACGCCCATGTCCGTGCATTTGAATGCTGATAGTAACCAAAAGCTGTAATGGTATCATCATTTAATGCCCACGAGCCTGTTTCATAGTTAAAAACAAGTACGTTAGTTGGGTAGGTAGAATTTCTTTTAAAGTTAGGATACGACCAATAACAAACTTCTAAAGTGAAATCTCTTATAGCGCATACACGTTTTGGGCCATTATTATTATTTTGGACCTCAGTGATAAGGTCAGGTATTTTCTCGTCTATACGCTCAACATTGACACCATTGCAAGCATGTATACCAACATTTCCAAACCCTAAAACAGACTTATCAAACAGAAGAGTCGATTTAGTTGATTCGACGCCTATCTCTGAGTTAATACGCTTCCAAACGAATGGGATAACTTCATTTTGCGTTGAAACTAATTCCCAAGTGCTTTTCTCGAAGAATACAATGAGCCTGTCTTTCAATGTGCATACAGACACGATAGCTTCTTTTGTTGGCGCATCTTGAAATCCACCCTTACCTGGTGTGTCTTGTCTCCATGCAGTAGCATCGACTGGATCGCCACCCCATGTGTATCTGACTCTATTAGGGAATCGATTACCGCCAGTTTCTAATGTATTAAATGCTAGTAGCCTACCCTTAAACGGTATGACTATTAGTGCGGATTCAAGATAAACAGCCGTATAAACAAGCGGATACATATCAGTGAACGCACCGCCAGCGGTCCAGCGTATATGGTCAACGTTATTAGTAACAAACAGATAGGTTAGATTTGATGTAGCGCCACGGTAATTAGATCCCCAAAAGAAGTCATAATGAGTTCCTGTCCAAATTGAGCTACCCAATCGTGTCCATCCTGATCCAACTACGTATGAATAAGCAAATCTTGTATCAAATGCATACACAGGCTCGTAGTTTATCGTATTAGATTGATATGTAAGTAAACCCATAACAGGTTCAGTCGGATAAAAATAACAGTCAGTTAAAGCAGTTGACCCTTGAATGTCATATGCTCCCGTTGTCGTATCATACGTATGAACAGTTGCCGCTCCATTTGTTAGCATTGCTACTGGGCTACCTGTAGTTGGCACGGTAAAAAGATCCGTGCCAATCGAAAACATCTGCCCTGCCTTAAACTTAGCTCCAACAGGAATAGGATTAGCTGCTGATGAAATGTCTCCATTAGCATCAGTAGTACCTATCTTAATCCTTAAACGAGAATCAAGCTGAGCCTCATTATCGTCTAACAATGGATTCATCAATTCAGAACCGATACGTTTTCTAACACTACCACGATAAATAAAAGCATTATTTAACTGCGCGAAAGCGTCATCTGGAATTAGAAAAGGTTTCTTATTATTCTCTAGGCCAGAATTTATTGGTGTGATTAAAAAACGATCGTAAGCCATTTATACTCCAATAGCTAAGTAGTAAATGTTTCCACTAGCTGGATGGCCAGCACCATTATATCTTTCACCCATATACACATTTAACTGCAGCGGATTATTAATAGCTCTAATAGATATAGCCTTATTGCCATCACCTGCTGCTGTATAAAGTACTGAAACTTGTGCATTATATACCGTAGTAAATGCAGGTATTGTTGCTCCAGTAGGGTATGTTACTGTAGCTTGTCCTGAAACAGCGGTTGTCCCCCATTTCATAATAAGACCACCAGGAAGACGTGCCCACCCTGAAGTAGTACCACCAAACTGGGTAAGCATATTATATTCAGTACCGCCATTAATCTTTGTATAGTACGGTTCACTTTCAGTAGGAGTTACTGTTCCAGCTTTAGTAAAAAATGTACCTTCTCCTGCAGCACTAGCTGGAGCAGCAGAGACAACAGGCATAGATATATGCTTATGCTTGCCTTGCCCTGTTGCATCAAAAGTTACATGGTTAACATCTATTAATGTTTTTATAGCACCAAAGTTATCTTTTATTTGTGACTGTGATGCATCTATAAGGTCAGTGGCATTAGGTATATCTGATAAATAAGCCATTATTATTTCCTAAGTTAAAAGGGATTCCACCAGTTTTTAGGCGTAGCATTAAGTTGATAATGGTACATAGTCTCTGTCTTATTATCCTTTATCTCATTAATGGTACGTCTTTCAACCAATAACTCTTGCTTTTGGAACGCTGGCATTATTACCTGAAGACCCTCAGTGTCCAATCTATCTTCAAGGACCTTAACAGATGCGCCGTAAGCTATGTATTCCCACCACTGTTCGAGATCTGGGCTCTGGGTACTGCTTAATAACTCAGTAGGTCTGACATATGCATCAAAAGTAACCCTATACACATCATCAGGTATCGGCCTAACAGTAAACTCATCCTGATAAAAGAGAATGTCAGTTGGACGAGTTGGTGTATAAGGGATTGAATGTGCATTTATCTTTGCAAGATTTGCAGGAGCAGTTCCAAAAGTTAACGTGTAATCACCAGTGATATAATTTATTGTTCCCGTACCGCCAGTTCCTGACATGGTTCCATCACCATTATCATAAATATCTAGCCCGTCATTATTACTAGAGATAGAACTGAAGTGTACTTCTCCTTTAACAACAGGAACGCTATCAAGAGTACCCGCAAAATTAAGCGTGACGCCATCACCAACGCCTTCTTCGACTATAGTTGTATATAATGGATACTTACTAAAAAACGCCTCTCTGGACATATCTAATGGGCATTCTGCGCCATCAACATAAACAGGTGTGTGAACACTCGTATATACATTCTTAAAGTTATACAACGGATGAGTTGTATCAGTAGTATTTGTTGTATAGGTATCTATGTATGGTTGCGTAAAAAACGTAAATGTCTTACGCAATGAGTTTAGGTTCATACTTGATGGCATGTCATACAGAACAAACGTATTTACATACTCGTCTATATCGTCATCTAATATCTGATTCACTGATGGGCTACGTGTTAGTTTACGTACCTTTTCTCTTATTGTGCTTAAGGTAGTGCTAGCCATTAATAACTCCTATAAAACGTTACGTGTAGCCTGATCCAATGAACTATTTATCTCGCCAACAGGTACAACCTGCGCTTGTTGATAATTATCTGGGAATGTCGTAGGCGATGCAAATAAATTAAAATATGTTGAGTCAAAGGGAAGTGAAAATGTGTCAGATGTTAAAACAGTAATAGCACCTACCAATTTATCTGCTTCTATCATGCCAAAACTCTCAGGAACCCATAGCCTAACAATAAGCCCCGATTCATAGTCATGGTCAAAAGTAGTAGTAACAACCATCTCTGCTGCATTAGATATGGAGTCTATAATACGCATAGCCGGTTGAAACGTCGGTGATTCAAAAGCATGTATTGCACACATTTTCACTCTTCCTTTTATTTAACTACGACAGCTTGTTCAACAACTCGTGATGGCTGCTCAAGTCCTTCAATAAACTCTAAGCTATTAAATCCATATCTATGAATCTTGCTGCCAATTCTCTCTGTTTGATTACCCTCTTTATCAGTAGCATTCACATGAACAGCGTACCAACCAGTATTGTTAAGATGCTTAGCAACATGAAGCGGTATAGTGTAGCGTTCTCCATCTTTAAACTCATAATTCTTGATACCATCACGCTTATATTTTCTATAACTAAACTTTAGAATACCTCCCTCAATCTCATAATATCTGAAAATACCAGGAACCATTCTACTTTCTTCTTTGTACTGCTCATCTTCATCTTCACCAATAATCTCTATTTTATCATGTATAGATCTTACGGGTTTATTATTTTCTTCTAACTCTTTCTTCATTGCAGCTATTTCAGCTTTTAACTTCTCATTCTCTGCTCTAAAAGAACTAACTTCTTCTATTACAGGCTTTACTGCTTCTTCTTCAATCTTTAAGTTGCTTTGCGCTGTCGTTTTCTTACTTTTTGACATGAGTTTCCTTCATATAAATTGTTAGTAAAAAGGGGAGCACGTGCTCCCCATTACTTAGAGTATCATATAACTTAAATGTTAAATGAAGTTCCAGCAGTCCAATAGATAACGTCGCTACTGTTTCCTGCAGGTCCTGTTGTACCTCCAAGAAGTTTAATGCCAATAACGCCAGTATTTAAAACTGCATCACTCAAAGTTGTTCCACTATAAGAGATGATTCCAGCACCATCTTCACCAACCGGTGAAACCATTGCTGGTGTGTATGATGGATCAGCATCACCTGTTAATGGGAATTTAAATGTTGTGTAAGTACTTAAATCAATATCAATAGTGATTGTGCTTGTTGTTGCTGAAACAACGGTAGCAACAACACCATCAAGTTCTGTCATACCATAAGCGAGTGCGCTTACGCGTGGCACGGTGAATCTTACTTTTTCGCCAGCACTGTATGCATGAGCAGCAGAGAAAGTAACCGTATTGGTTGTTTCATCAATCTTAGTAATGTAGCGAGTACGTGGAGCAAATAATGTATCGTAAGGGATCTTACGCCATACTGCGCCTGTTCCTGGTGTAGCTGCTGCAACTATTTGAGACATGTATGCTAATTCGAAGCTTGTGTTAGTAACAACATTTCCAACAGTAAATTCAATGCCACCAAGTTGCTCAGCGCCTGTGCAATCGTAAAGACGAACAACATCGCCATCTGCTAATCCAGTTGTATCAGCGGTTGATACTACAGGTGTAGCATCAGCACTAATACCAGTAAGAGCAGTTGCTGCGCCTGGAGTGACAACTGAAGAATCAATAACATCAAAAATTGAAGCAACATTGTTTACTGCAATAGTATGATCTCCTGCTGGATGATACCACATAGTACCATAGCCAGCTGGCATATTACGCTGCCAGTAATATTCAACACCATACCCGTTGTTTGTAGCTGCTGCTTGCGTGTAATTCACAACGCGAAGCCAATCCACTCCTGATGGAAGCGAAAGAGTTACGCTAGAACCAGTAGAAGTAAAACTACCTTGTAGTGGTTGATTGTAAGACATAATTTTCCTTTAACGTGAAAGTGTGCAACGGCCGTTCAAAATCCACGCATCATTGAAGATTCTTGATGCATAACCCATTTTCCAACCAACACTGACATTCAATGCCAATGGACCGGAGAACTGAGCTGGTAGATAGGTGAACTGTTTACCGTATTCATCTTGCTCAAGAACAGCATATGATTCACGAGCAACATAGAATACGTTATAAACCGTATTACCTTTATTAGATGCAAGAGGAGTCTTGGAACCTAATGAAGATGCTAAGAAACGAACATTTCCAACACTACCGTATTCTGAAGGCAAGCCTGCATCAACAGCATAGTTATTCTTATGAACGAATCCTGTTACACCACTAAGATCTGATGTTAAGTCTGTTGAGCAAAGACCAAAGTATGCATCACGAATAGCACTTGATCCGAACTTATCAGAACCTAAGAATCCATCTAAGTATGTTTTAGCGTTATTGCTAAACAATGCAGTAGCGATATCATCTATATCGGTACGGCTGATATTCGAAGGATTATCGGAATTAGTACCGCCCACACAGTTAACAAATGAGCATGTTGAAGCAAGCATATCTCTTGTGAGCTCATCTTCTGTCTCACGTAAGTTGATACCTAATTGTATGATAGCTTCGTTTAAAACCATTCTGTTACTTTTATAACCTATTTCTAGGCGGGTAGATCTTCTCAGCCTACCTCTCTAGGTTTCCTCTAGAGTTCAGAGTTCCGCATCACCTTTCGGCGCCCTCTCGCTAACTACGTTCACGGTGCCCGGCTTATCGCCTGCTTCCGCCCTGTCACCCTCGACTTTACGTTAGGGCTTCCAAGTCAATCAGAGAAGGTTTATAGAGTACATTACGCTTTATACTCTTGATTCTGTAACAATGTTTGCTCATTGATAGGAATCCATGTTCCGTAGAATTGCATTTTAACATCAATATCAACAGCTGAAAGTACTTGTGACGGAGGAGTTATCCCTGAATTACCGATAGGCACTTTTACTGTGGATAATTTGTTATAGCGACGGAAGCGAGCTTTATCACCGCCATGTGAAGGCATAGACTTTTGGTCTGCAGGAATACCATGAATGTTGTTTGGAATTTCTACAGATAAAAGTTGCCTACTATAGGATTGCTGCACTGCTGGTGGCAGCAAATTTGTAGTAACGATTGCCATTAAGTTTCCTTAAGTTTGAATTAATACATTACGTAGAAGGTTCTACATGTACAACAACTTAAGAGTGACGAGTTCTTGGTACGTCGTGAGCTTGCGAGACTCAATACGCGATTAGGACAAGCTGGCGAGGCTCAATACGCCGAAATAGGCTAGCGAAACCTGATACGCTAGCCTATTTATAACACTGTTACTTAAGAATGCAATCATCCACGCTTACGGATTTCAAGCATCTTCTGCCAGGTCTGTTTCTTAGCTTCTGGAGTAAGACCCTTAGCGAAGGCATTTGCATGCGCTAGAGAGCCATTACCTTGGCTATTATTCATACTTGTAAGCGGACGAGGCTTCTTAGTATTAGTCTTAACTACTTCTTTTTCAGTATCATACGACTTGGTTGAATGAATACCCATATTCTTTATGGCAGTATAAGCCGCTACCGCTTTATCCTTAAAGTTAGAAGAGCTAGCAATAGTCTTAGCCAGTTCAGGATACGCTTCACTAAGTGCTTTTATATTCTTATTACTCAAAACTTCATTCATATCAGAATACTGAGTAAGAAGACGAGCTTCTTCTTGTTGTTGCTCATAGCGCGCTTTATCTTCAGCAGCCTGCTTTCTCGCTTCTTCTTGCTCTTCTCGAAGCTTAGCTATTTCACGCTGTGTTTGTTTGTTGTATTTTTTTAAGTGTCTCGCTTCAATGAGATCATCATCGTTCAACCTAAGCTCTTCTTCTTCCTCTTTAGGTGATGCTTTAGGCTTTACTGAATTCTTTAAGAGCTCCATAAGTTCGTCACGTTCACGCTCAATCCGCTTACGCTCTTCGCGCTCCTGCTCACGGAGCTCACGCATAGTTCTAAGATTTATGTCAGCATTACTCAAACTATCTTCTTTAGCAGGCTCAGGTTTTATAGGTGCCTCATCAACAACTTCTTCAACAGGGGCTGCTTCTACTGGTTCTTGTGGTTGAATTGCAGCGCGTTCTTCTTCACTAATAGGAGCGTTATTAATAATAGCTTGCTGAGCTAAATCTACGTATTCTTCTTGTGGTGTATTCTCTAGTTCTTCTGACATTAGTTTCCTTCAATCTTAATGATATAGGACTCATCGGTTAATTCATTGTTCAATTTCTTAGCTTTCTTAAGCAGTGTTCCATCTTCAAACTCTAAAACAAACTTAAGAAGATCCCATTCTTCTGG